CTTCCATACCTGCGTTAAGGATCATAGTTCCTTTTTTGACAGCAATTACTGGAACGACATCAGATGCTGCAAGAGCAGAACCTTTGTCAGACAAAGCAGTTGCTAGATTCAAAACAGTCTGAACCATGTAAGGTCTTCTGCCTGGAGTAGCATTGGCTCCCCTTGCAGCTTGAAGTGTATTATCACCTAGTGCCATAATTCAATTCTCCCTTACGCTACGTTGTACTTGGCAGTTACGATTGCTTCTGGACGAAGAATCTTCCTGCCATATAGATGCATACCACGAACAATGTCAGCAAATGAATCTGGGTCACGATAAGTTTCAACTTTGTTGATCTGCTCTGCAGTTGCTACTGCTGAGTCGTGTCCAGCTACGATAACACCGTAATCAGTATTTTGGTTTGCGGAACCAGATGAACCAGCTCCACCGCCTACTGCTGGCAGGTTATTTGACTCATATACACGAAAACCGTGTAGGTTGTTCATAACCAAACCGTTTTGTAGACCTGCCCCACCATAATCAGCGTTTAACATTCGAGAGTCTTCGTCTTTGAGCATCTCTATAAACACTGGGTCAAGACACAGCCACCTGCCTCTTGTGTCAACATTTTGTTGATCCAATAAGCGTCCCATACGAGCAACAACTGTTAAGGGGGATACAGTTGCAGTTGGAACTGATGTAATCCCAGGTAGTCGTATTGCTAGTGGTATGGAATGATCACCTGCACTTGAAGTAGTGATGCTGTTAAAGTCACCCTTCTTAAGCTTCATAGAAGTAAGAAGTTCATCTGAACCTGCAGTTGATACAGCTTTTGTACCATTTGTAGATGTGTTTACTCCATCAGCAACACCATGCTTTGCTGACTGTGCATAACCTGATAGATAACCCAAGCATTCTTGGTCCATCTGGTCAGCTAGTCTATACGCTGCACGATCAGTTGCAAGCTGCATAAAATCTACGTGACTATGGGCTTCCTCTATATCGTCCATCTTAAAAGCAAAGTAGTTCGCTTTATCAATAGTCAACTGGAAGTCTTCATCGTCTAGATCTTGTGCTTGGATCTGTGTACCTCTTTCATAAGATGACACAGAAATTTCTGGTTCCTTAACGATTTTTACTGTATCGCCTTGGTTTGCGATCTCACCAAAATAATCATTATTGGTAATCGCATTAGCTACGGCACTCTTGCGGAACGCAAGTTGTACCTGCTTGGAATAGATTATTGGCGAAAAATTACCATTAGGTAAATTGCCATAACCTGATGCGGTTGAAAAAGCCATTGTATTACTCCTTATATAGATATGGCTATGTTAAAATTTACACGTCATATCCACCAAAGAGGCCATTCATATTAGGGTATTCAGTTGCTAATCAGTTGGCCTACTTCTTAGCACTGGGCCTATACGTTTGGGTAGTCTTTTTGTGGCTTAGTGTTAGTCACAATATAGAGTAACATATAGTCACTCTAATCATGCTATAGTTATATCTACGATTTTGTTATTGTCAAGAACTATTTAACGCTTTGACAAATCATAGATAAATTTGCCACTACGAATAGCTTCCATGATCTCATCAGATCGTTTCTCGTATTCTTTAGTGGACATCTTGCTAACCTGAGACTCTCTTAAATAATTATTACTTGAGTCTGGTTCAGGTGTATTCTTTGTTCTTGCTTTCACTGAAGAAGCTGCAGCTTTATCTTCACTGCTTTCTTTTTTAGTAGAGATACCTTTGTCAACTTTGTATAAGTCAATGACACGAGCTACAGATTTAGCATCGTCTAGGTTATCATATAATGCATCTTTTACCCACTTAGGTTGTGCTTCTGCCCAATTATGGAATGCATCATCTTCTCTTATCTGTTTAAAGTCAGGATGTAGAGATATTAATTCTGCTTCAGCTTTTTCTTTTTTAGCCTCTACACGTAGTTCTTCTATTTCTTTAACACGTTTGTCTAAATCTGATGCACGTTCTGTGGCTTTCTTATCTGCTATAGCTTCTACTATACCTGCTACATCAGGGTACTTCTTTGACCACTCTTCAATATCGGATTCAGACTTAGGTAATACAAGTTCATTTTTAGCTGCTGAGTCTAACTGATTCTGTAGTTTTTCTACTTGAGTTTTGTGCTCTTCTGCTTTTTCTTGCATGTAGCGTTGAATATCAGCATATCGTTGCTTAAATGTTTTTTCTTCAGCAGTTAGGTTAGAGTCATCCTCTTTTTGTGCTTCATTTTTATCTGAAGTTTCTTTTTGTTTGGTATCGCTTTCTGCTTGAACTGAGGAGTCCTTAGTAGCTTCGCTACTGGATTCTTCTTGTTCTTGAGATGTGTCACCTTCTCGTTCCTCTAAAAGTTTTTTTAATTCTTCTTCATCACGCTTTGCACGTTCAACATTTCTACGATGTGCTGCTGAATCTACTATTATAGGTTTTTCTTTTTCAATTGCTACTTGTTCTACCATTGTTTACTCCTTATGTTGGGGCCAGCCAAAGCTGGGTATCCTTATAGTTATATGGATTATTCGTCTGCATCCTTTTTTTCCTCGGCTGTCTCTGCTCTTTTTAAAGCTGTAAATGCTCTACTAGCATCCGACTGTGCCTTAATAGCTTTATGGTATGCTACAGGATCATCTTTAGGGTGCAAAGAGTTTTTAAGTGCAGTTGCATCTTGCCAAGCTTTAGATGCTTCATCTGAACTGTCTTTATATCTCTCTTTAACTTTTCCAATATCTTCAGGTGTAAGGCTTCCTTTAATTCCGCTAAATAAACGATCAACGATACCTAACTTTTCACCTTCTTCAGTTATTGACTCTTCGTATAGATTACTATCTAATACTTGCTTTTTATAGTTTTGTAATTTTTCTAGTTCAGGAGGATTTAAATCCCCTAATTTATTTTCTAATTGCTCATCTATTCCTTTTAGTAAAAAATCTTTTTCTTCAGCTTTAGATTTTGAACCTAGTAAATATGAAAGACCTCCAGCAAGGGGATTAACCGTCCCAACTTTAAGTGCATCTTTAAATGGTGACGCTGAATGGTAATCACCTATTGCACTTTGAATATTGTCAAGATTTGTAAAATCTACAGGGTCTTCTTTTTCTTCTACCCTGTCAAGCACTCTCTTTTTTAACGCTTGGTTTACTGGATCTTTTGACTCTTTAGTTTTACTTTCATCTTCTTGTGTATCTTTAGGAGCTTCACCTTCAGGGTAATAACCTTCAGGTACAACACCCATAGGTTGACTATTAAAGAAAGGTATAGTAATAGTTACGTTACCATCTGTGTAACGTCTATAGTCTAAGCCTATTGAATCAAATGGAGATGATACATATTCAGGAAAACCTCCTTCTTGAAAACCAACAAATCCACCAAATGCTGCACTCATTTGAGGGTCTACATCTTCGCTAGGTACTTCAGACATTATCTGATCAATATCTACATCAGATAAAGTAGTACTACCTGTTTCTTCTTCTATAGGTTCCCCACCTATTCTACCTTCAGATTCCATTTCTGACAAGCCTATCTTAGCTTGTTCTCGTAGGTCTTCAAAGAATTTCATACCATAGTATCTTAATACATCTGCAGGTACAACATATTCACCTTCACTTAGCATTGCAGGTATATCATCTCGTACCTCTTCAGGAAGCGATCCTGGTGGTACATCATTACCTGACACTGGATCTACATCTGTACGTGCAGACTTAAATACTACTTCTGTTTCATCATTTAGAGCCATTAACTTTATCCCTCAAATATTTTAACCTACGTAGTGTAGCTATAGAGCCTTGAGCACGATGTAACTCAATAGGTAGCTCTGCTTGTTCTAACCTTTTATGTTGTTCAGCAATCCATACGTCAAGTTCTTGACAGAATGCATCCCACTCTGGTTTATTGTTTACAAAAGACTTAAGCGACATTACCGCTAAAACCTTCCTCTGCAGGAGCAGGAGCTACGCCTGTGCCTATTGTACCACCACCTGCACCTGTCTGATCTTCAGGATTAACACCTGCTGGTACTGCAGCTTCCCCTTCTGGTCCTGCTGCTGCTTGTTCTGGTGTAGGAGCAGGTTGTTGAAAGCCTTTAAGTATCTCAGCTTGTATAGCTGCGTCCTGCATAGAGTTAGTAACTTTGTTAGGATCAAGGTCCATACTCTTAGCTATCTCACGAATGATGTAATCCATCTTAGCAAAAGGTGCTAGGGCAGGATTCTGTACAACACCCAAGAACTGCATCAAGCGTTGACTACGTACTTCGTTAGCCATCAAAGACTCAGTGCCGTTAGCTATTACTTCTAGATCACCTTTAATATCTTCATCAAAGTCAAACTGCATGTTAAAAGAAAAGAAAGCCCTACCCATAGGTGCTAATAGATAGTCATCTACGTTTTTAACTACACTCCTAATGCTACCGTTGGCAGCAGACATAAGCATGGAAATACCAGAAGCAGTACGGCCCACACCCTGTATGCCTGTTTGACCATGAGCGAAAGATGGAAAGCCAGTTGATTCATCTGCTAATACCCTTGCCTTATCAAATAGCTGCATGTT